CGCCAGCGTTGGCAGTGACTACACCGCCCACAGCCAAAGTGCTTGCCATATCCACAGCACCATCAATGTCCACGACATCTAGGTTAGTGGTGCCATCAACGTCTATGTCGCCTGAGATGTCCAGAGAAGCAGCGTCTAGCTCACCAGTAATAGTTATGTTTCTAAAGCTAGATACGTCTTTGTTAGCATCTACAGTAACTACCTTACTGGCTACCACTGTACCTACAGCAGCGCCTGTGTCGTTGTAGTTTAGTTCTGCTGTGGTTGCCGTAACACCATCAAGAATGTTTAACTCAGCCGCAGTGGAAGTAACGCCATCTAATATGTTTAGTTCAGCAGCCGTACTTGTAACACCATCTAAAATGTTAAGTTCTGCTGTTGTAACTGTAGCGCCATCAAGAATGTTCAGTTCTGCTGCTGTGGACGTAGTGGCTAAACTAACCGCTCCACTAGATACTGAAAAATCATTAGAATCAAAAGAGGCTACACCTTTGTTTGATGTGGTAGCATCTTCAGCGGCAATAGTAACTGTGTTGCCTGTAGCAGACGTATCAATACCTTCACCACCAGCAATGGTCAGTGTTTCGCTGTCTAGGTCAATAGCAATCGTACCGCTGTCTGAAGTAACGTCTAAGTCTTCAGCAGTAATCTGTGCGTCTACATAAGCCTTAATAGACTGCTGAGAAGCAATACCTGTAGCACTGTTGGAAGACATATCGTCTTCATCAAGGAATGCTTTACCATCCAAGATATTTAGCTCTGCCGCTGTGGACGTTACGCCATCCATAATGTTCAGTTCTGCTGTAGTCGCAGTAACTCCGTCTAGGATATTCAGTTCAGCAGCGGTAGACGTAACTCCATCAAGGATATTTAGTTCAGCAGCAGTGCTAGTTACGCCATCAAGTATGTTGAGTTCTGCTGCCGTAGACGTAACCGCTGTGCCATTAATAGACAGTGCATCAGTTTCCAACGTCCCGTCAATGTCAGCATCGCCTGAAATGTCAAGAGATCCTGCATCTAGTTCTCCAGTAAGTGTAATGTTACGGAAGCTGGCTACGTCTTTGTTTGCGTCTACTGTTACAACTTTACTTGCTACTACAGTGCCTACCGCAGACCCAGTGTCGCTGTAGTTTAATTCAGCAGTAGTGGCTGTTACACCGTCCAGTATGTTTAACTCTGCGGCAGTGCTTGTTACACCGTCAAGGATATTTAGTTCTGCTGCGGTTGACGTTACGCCGTCTAAGATATTTAACTCAGCAGCAGTAGCAGTCACTCCGTCCAGAATGTTAAGCTCAGCGGCTGTAGAGGTGATAGCTGTACCGTTTAAGTTAATAGCGTCAGTGTGTACAGTACCGTCAAAGTAACCGTCCTTAAACTCTAAGGAGCTAGTGCCAAGGTCTACGTCATTGTCCGTTACAGGTGCAATAGCTCCATCAGACATTGTAAACTGTGCAGTACCTGCGGCACTAAAGGCTAAGGTGTCTGCTGCGCTAAAGAACAGACCAGTGTTAGTGTCACCTGTGTTTGTTATGGAAGGATCACCAGCAGTACCGTCAGGAAAAGAAACTACACCTGTAAACACTGGGCTAGCAATGTTTGCCTTGGTTGCTGATGCAGTTGCAATATTATCAAACTCTGCATCAATCTCAGAGCCTTTGACAATCTTATTAGCATCACCAGATACTAAAGAGTCTTTAGCTGTAAAGTTGGTTGTCTTTGAGTAATTTGTCATACTAATTTGCCTATGAGTGCTTCAGTCTTTAGTTCTTGCACAGACAACGGCCTTCCGTTAATTATAGCGTCTACTCCAATAGTAGCCACTTCTCCAGAGCCGGTTGCTTTTGATTTAGCTACGTCTACAATAATAGAGGCGCTATATTCTGCTGTGCTTGTGTTGTATTCAGCAATTCCATATTCCGCTATGTTTGAGTTAGCTATAGTTATTGCTTGTTTAGAATATGCTTCTGTGTAATCGTAGCCCCAGTTTAGAACTAAATTACTTCCTTGTCCACCTATAATTCTAAAAGATATTTCTTTTAGTATTTTGAGTCTTGAAGGATCGCCAAAAGCTAGTGGCTGTGTATAGTATCTCATTGTGTAAGGGCTTGTGTCATCTAAGTAATCTTTGTACTGATTTATGCCTTTTGCTGTGCCTAAGAACACAGTCCCGTCTGACGATACATTACCACAAAAAATTTTAGTTGCAGGCCAAGTAGTTACTCTATGGCTACCATCCTCTAATACACCTCGCATATCAAAGCAGTACACAATAGAACTAACAGGATAGAACAATAAGTAAAAAGCGTGTTCTGGGCTGTACACTGACTTAATGTTCCCTGTCTCTACACCTGTGTAGTAGATTATGTCATCCCGTACATTTTTAGACACGTTGCCAATGGGGTTAGACTTTTCTTGAATAGTCCTACCTAAGCTACGTACACCTGAATCCGACAAGAATATAAGGTCTGTTCCTGTGTCCTGTACGCTGTCTCTAGCTACGCAGCCAATCCCTGTAATAACATCAGCTAAAACCATGCTTGCAGGAGCAGAAGCACCTGAGTACAATAGAATGCTTTGCTTACCAAAGATAACTAAAAAGTTGTTAAACTCTCTAATAGCTACAATTTCATCAAAGCCTGTAGGCCAGACTGTAGTTAGGTCTAAAGATCCTGACGTACCCCCTGTCCAATCGTCACCGTCTAATGTATCTGAGAAAAACAGAGTATACTTATTACCTGTTACGTCCCCTGCCCACAGTCTACCAAATGCAGCGCATACTTCATTAGCATTAGGAGCGTCGGAAGACAGTACCCCTATAGTCCCTGCGCTTGTGGTGTACTCTAGTGCGTCGTGTCCTCTCTGAAAGAAGTAAGCGTCACCATTGAATGAGACAATCTTCCAGTTGTTTGCACTGACTGTCATACTGTTTGTAGCGTCAGTTAATGTAGTAGTACCTGTAAATATCTTATTGTTACCTGTAGAGAATACTACAATGCTTCCATCACGCTTAGTAAACTCAAAAATAGTCTCTATCCCTACACTAGAGCCTAATGGGGTGACTGAGCTAGTAATTTTATCTATGCCCTGTCTAGCACCAATCCTACCAAACTTATCAATGACAGCATTCTCTGCAATGGATGCAAAGGACGAATCTTGGTTAACAGGAGAATCTTGAGTGTTTAACCCACGAAACCCCGGCGCTCCTACGTATATGCTCTGTCTTTGTTGTGCCATTACGGAACCCTAAAAATAAATTCTTCTGGGTTTTTATATGCGTCTAGCGCAATCTCGTCTGATAAATGACGGTCTGCGATAAGGAAGTAGTCTTGTGCTGTCGTGCCGCCAGTCTCTCCTCTTTCTCTTGCAAGTAAAGCGACTGCTGCATGAACGATAGGATTAGAAGGCAATGCAGTTGTATCTGTGTCATTGCTTAGTGCGTTTTCCCTCGCTATTAAATCAAAACGTAAAGAATAAGAAGCGTCTGGTGTAGGGTACAATGTAACTTGTGTATCTCCTGAGCCGTCTACACCTGAGTAAGTATAGTATGCTGGTGCGCCACTAGTAGAGCCAGCGTTGTACACTGCATTGTTTACCCATGTAGGAGTTTGGTAAGTAACAAAGAAATTAGATGTGTCGTTAATGACACTGTATATTTTAACACGTTCTCCAGCATTTGTCAAGCTGTATTCTGAAGTTCCTGACGATGCTGAAACAACTACTGTAGTCCTAAGTGTAGACCAGTCATGTGCGTTCTCTACTTGTGTCTTTGCATCGTTTACAAAGTCACCTACCATTTTAGAGTACGCTGTGTTAGCTACAGCAGACACTTCATCTTCTCGTAAGCGTCTAAGTACGCTGTTCACTAATGTTAAGTATGGTGTACTCATTATATAATTCCTTGAAACAAGCCAACTTGAGGGGCTTTATACGTGGGTAGATCTTCAATAGCGCCTATTATTTCAGGAGCTTGGTAGTTTCTCTTAAATGGTATATCTTTGAACAAAGTGTCAGTAACTGCTTGGGGTTTTAACATTCCTGATGCAAGCCCTAAAGTAAGACCTACTCCCAACCCCGCACCCACTCCTGCACCAGTACCAGTGCCTTCTCCAGTGCCTTCACCACCTCCTGTTCCTGTATCTCCGGCTCCTACACCTGTGTCTGCTGTTCCGCCTGTTGGGTCTTCTATAGGGTCTTGTACAGGATCTTGTACAGGATCTTGTACAGGCTCTACAGGTTCTACAGGGTCAAAATCTACAGGGCCGCCTGTAAGCGGTACTTCAGGGAAGTCATCAGCTAAAGGATCTGTAGGCTCAGTTTCTACTCCAGAAGCAGGTTGCTCCTTAAAATAGTCTGTTAGACGGGCAACCCAAGATACTGCATCGGTAACGTCAAAGTCTCCAGTTACATCTGGAGGAGGTGGGCCACTGGGAACAGTCTGATATTCTGTGGGGCCACCGGATAGCCACTTGTCTAACTCTAGCTGTAGACCTTCTTTAACATTAGGGTCTTCTTCAGCACCGATAGCTTCTCTTAACTGAGCAGCAATAATGTCTGTGGATGTAGGCTGTTCTTCTCCCACATCTGTAGGTTGTTCAACAATAGGCTCTGCCGGAGTTCCTTCATCACCACCGCCCCCTGTAGTGGGGTCTTCTACAGGTTGCTCTACAACTGGCTCTGCTATATCTAATGGAGGATCTTCTGGTGGTGGTACTTGCTCGACAGGGACTACAACAGGAAGGTCATCAAACTCAGGATAATCAGGTATCGTTGTCAACAATGCTTCATCAAGAGCTTTTTGTTGTGCAATATCTCCAACACCATCACCATCAGAATCTGCCCACTCAGTAGGGTCATTTGGGAATAGATCAACAACGTCGTAAACACCATCGCCGTCTGTGTCTATGGTTCGTTGTATCCTATTTTGTTCTTTTTGCTCTGCTATACGTTGCTGCACGTCTGCTTCAGCGGTTCTACGTGCTTCTACCTGAGCTACTCTGTAAGCATCTTGAGCGTCTTTGTAAGTACCCTGTTGTAGCTTTATAGCATCTTCATAATCGGCTTGAGCTACACTTTCTGCTGTACGTGCTTGGTTTACTTTATTACGCGCATCTAGTTTTGCAGCGTCTTCTGCTGCCTTTGCTCTTTTGTAATTAGAACTAAAAGGCCCATAACGATTACGCATATAATTAGCATAGCCTTCAGCACTAGCTACGGAAGCATTTGTTTCTTCTATTACAGTTGATACGTTGTCTGATGCAGCTTGTGTCGCTGTTTCAGCCGCAGTTACTGCATCATTTGCAGCAATAACTTCCTGAGTATCTTCAGGCTTTGTTAGAGCGTCTACAGCGGCAGTAGCAGCCGCCGCTATGTCTATAGCGTCTTGTTCGCTAGTATCTTCTTCTGCTTGAGCATCCGCTGTTGCAGCAATGTTATAGATTACACTAGGGTCAAAAGAACCATCTGGGCCTGCTCCGGGGCCGCTGTAGGTTATACCGCCCGGCAAACCACCTGTTGTGGATAGACCTTCAGCAACTGCACCTACGCCAGCAACTAATGTTCCACCTTTAGCAATTTTATCTAAAGTTACTATAGGCGCACCCGCTTTTGTGGTAGCACTTGCGCCAGTAACGGAAGCAAGACCTTCACTTAATACTTTTTCTGCTGCTCCTTTACCTGTTTCAAATGCGCTAGTGAGCTTACTTATGAAAGAAGGCTGAGATGTTTTATAGGTTTTAGTGCTACTTAGAATTTGATTAATTGGCAACTCTGA